GTTGTAGGCTCTTGTCTTACAAAGTTAATAAATAATGCTAACTCATTTGCATTAGCAACTGGATTATCCAATGTGTAAGATGTAGTCGCACTTGTACTAAAGTCTTGTTTAGCAAAACTTGTGTAACTTAATGCTGGTTGATTTCCAATAAACGGCATTAATCTCCTATGTACTTATTGCATCTACTGTTGATACCCAAACATCTAAAGATGAAGCTGTGTCTGATACTACTTTTAAAGCATCACCAGATTGAACTACAAATTTTGCTCCACCATCTAAAACTTGTAATGATGAACCTGCAGGAATAGGTGCATCTTTAATTAAATAGATGTCATTAGAACTATCATTAATATATACAGATGCTATAACACTAGATGTTGTAACATTTGAAACTGATATACCAACAACAGTATCATAACTATCTGAAGTAAATAAAGTTGCTGCTCCTGTACCTACGTTGTTGCTTGTGTATCTTCTAAAGTTTTGTGCCATATTACTCCTTTATTATAATGCAATCGCCATGGCTATAGCGAATCCATTTGTTGCTAAATTTGAAGTATCAGTAGATTCAATATTTGTCCACGCACTTCCATTATAGTATTTTAATACATTACTTGTAGAATTATAGAATAAATCACCTTCATCTAATGATGAACTTGGATCACTAGATCCTATTCTGTATTTATCTGCAAAGTTATTAACATCAGATATATTGTTGGCTACTGTTGTTACATTAGAACTAATACCAGCAACAGATGTTACATTACTAGATATTCCAGCTACTGTTGTTACATTTGCCGATATACCTGCTACCGAAGTTACATTAGAAGCAATTCCTGCAACTGTTGTAACATTAGCAGCTATTGGACCAACTTGTCCTACTTCTGTAGATATACCTGCAACAGTTTGAATATCAGATGAATCTCCTGCCACAGTAGTAACATTACTTGAAATACCTGCAACTGTAGTAACATTTGCTGATATTCCACCTACTGTGTTAACATTACCTATATTATTTCCTACAGTATTAACATTAGTTATTGAACCTGCAACTGTATCTATTTCTGGACTTGCTTCTTGTAAGTCAGATGCAACAGTTTCTATTTCAGAAACAGCTTCGTTAAGATCGTTTGCAACTGTAATAATATCTGCAATATTAGATGCAACTGTATTAACATTTGCAATATTAGATGCTACCGTATTTATATTAGTTACAGCTCCAGCAACTGCTGTAACATTAGATGCAATACCACTAACTGTAGTTACATCACTAGCTATTGCTGCTATTGTATTTATATTTGTAATATCTTGAGAAAACTCTAATCCATTACCAGAACTATTTACTGATAAAACTTTATTAGCAACAAGATTTGGAAATGTAATATTAAATGTATTTGCTGTTGTTGCTGCAGCTTTTGGAGAAAACTTAAGATCTCTCTCAAGCTGTTGACACATAGCAATAATTTTATCTAATTCAGTATTAAGTGATCCTATTTGAAAAGCACCAGATGTTGGGAAATCTGTAGATCTTGCTATTGCTAAATCTCTAGATATTGTAATTACATCATTTACTGTTGCACCAGGCGAACCTAATGTAATAGAACCACCACCAGTTTGTCCTGCACCAGATACTGAATATTCTGTTGCATCTGCTGGTGATGCAGAAAAAGTTAATAGTGATGTACCATTAAATACTTTTAAATCTGCATTATCAAAAAATTCAAATCCTACAGTAAAACTAGTTTGTCCACTCGTTGCTGTATATTGAACTCGTGGTTCTGTATCTGAAATTGTTATACTCATTATCGAAGTCCTTTTTCTATATCGTCAAATAACCAATCCAAGTACCATACGTTCTGAAATGGAATTAATCTACGCACATTACGTGCTGTATAGTGATTATATGAATTGCCACCTACGTCATACATAATATCAAACACATTATAAATTTGAGATGCACTTGGACCTAATAATCCTACTTTAGATTTCATAGAAGAACCATAAGGTTTGCCTTCACCCATTAATGGAGCTATACCAATTCTATTATCTGTAAGAGCTTCTATAGATCTATTAACATCTACAAATATACCACCTAATCCAGATCTATCAAATGCTGCCAATAATTTTGCAGTTAAAGATTTTTTAGAATAATCTTTGTTAAATCTAAACTCACTGTAAACTGCATCTACTAACATACCAGATCCCATTAATAACATAGAACCAAATAAAAAATCTAAATCTCTTTCTTGCATACCTCTCATTAACATTCTTTGTGTAGAAGCCATTGCAAATTTTTTAAACTGTACAATAGTACTAGCAAGTTCATAGTTCATAAACAAAGGTGTATCTCCTTTGCCTGGCGTTACAATTGTAACATTAATATCTTTATTTAATGCTGCACCAAATCTTTGTTTAGCTAAATCATCAGTCCATTCTGCTGAATTAGCCATTCTGTTATATAATGTTTTAGTACCATGTTCTTCATACATTTTAGCAATTCTTTTTGCTATTTCTTCATCAATACCAGAAGCTGCTAATTTAGTTTTAAATTTATCTGATAAAGTACCTTTACTCCATTTAACAGAGTCTTCTAATATTCTAGAACCAATAGTAACAGACGCTGCACTTTTCATAAATTCTGTCCATCTAGACATCATGTTAATATACATAAAGTTAAAGTTAGCTGCTTTACCCATCATACCTTCTACTTTAGAAGACATACCAAACATATCTCCTATATCAGAAAATAACATAGCTCTTTGTCCAGTAACCATATCTACTGCTTCTGCAAAAGATTGTGCTTCTTTTTTACCTGCTTTGAAGATACCGAATTTTTTATTTGATAGCATATCTGCCCACATTTCAAATTGTGTTTTAAAACCTCTTTGAATACCAGATGTCATAATAGTTCTTGGTACATCAGCTACAGCTGCAAAGAAACCTGTAAGCATTGTTAAAGCATTATAATGTTTCATTGTTCTCATTGCTCTAGATGTCCAAGCATGAGGATCAGCAGGTAATCCATATGTACCTCTAACCAGCTCAATACCAGCTTCTAAATCTTCCAGAACTTTGTTTCTTTCTGCCATAATCTTGGCTTTTTGTGCCTTAGTTTTTGCCTTAAATGCCTTAATGTTATATTCTTCAGCTACTTGATATAATCCAGGAAACGTCATTGATTCAGCTTCATCTATGTATTTATATCCTAAACCATTTGGATCTCCGTATTTTTTAGTAAATAAAATATCTGGAGTTACTTGTCTGTAGTATGTTTTCATTAATGAAAAAATATCACTAACTATAAAATCATTATCTACTAACTTCATTTGTGTTTCTGGTAAAAGATTTAATTCTCTAGCTCTTGTAGCTCTAGCATATCTAGGTCTATTAAAAGCATATCTTTCAAATATAAGATCTTTAATATCATCAGTATATTTTGTTTTTTCAAATCTTTGAAATGGAAAATGTCCTGCTAGATCATCTACTAAAGTATTTAACTTTTTTTCATTAATATACTTTTTTCTTTTAATTAGATCTTCTCTAATGATATTTTTAAATAATTCTTTGTTTTTATCTATATTACTTTTATTATAAATAATATTAACATAATCTTTTATTAAACTATCTGACGCTTTTAATCGTTCTTCTAACTTAGCAATTTTATTTTTAATTTCTGTTGCAGAATATTGTGATGTAGTACCATCTACTTTAGACTTAAATGATTTAGTAGTTTCACCTTTCTTTTTCATTGTGTCCATAGTACCTTTCCAAAAATTTAATTCTCTTTCAATTGGTAATTTACGAATACCAAGTTCTTGCATTTCTTTACCTATTGGGCCATAGACTTTATCTTGTGTAATTCTTGCAGCTTGTGCTATTTCTGGAATATCATTTTGCATACCTTTTAATCTTGTTTTGGTTACTTCTCTACTAAACTCAGCTAAAGACATTTGACTATTCATAATGTTGTGCATATTAATTCCTAGTTCAGTTTTAGGATGCGCACCTTGTACTCTAGCAATATACTTCATGTATTGCTCTTTAATATCTTTCATAGCCTCTATAGATCCTACTTCTCTCATTCTTAATTGTAGCTCAATAGATGGATCTGTTGCTTTAAAACCATAGTCTTTAGTATTTTTTAATTTAAGTAATGGTGTATCTAATATATCTGCAATCATAGTTCTTGCATTTTTAGAAGCAGATTTAGTAACTCTAAATACATTAGTCCAAGGACCATCTTCTCCAAATATACCTAAATAACTTTTTACAAATCTTTCACCTTGAAATTCTTCAGAAGGTGTAGGTTTTACTTTTTGCTCATTAGCTGCTGCACCTACATTACCAGGTGTTGGAGGTCTTTCATTAGGATTAATAAATTTACCATCTTCATATATTTCTTGTGTCATTGTTTTAGGTGGTGCATGAAATGATTTATCTGCATCTATAATTTTTTGTTGTGTAGCTCCACCTATAGTGCCTTTGCCCATTTTATTTATAATATATGGTAATCCATAACCACCAGCAACAATCCAAGGAACATAATCATCTGGTCTTGTTGGATCTATATTTTGTTTTGCTATTTCTTCAGCAGTAAAAGCTGTACCAAATACTTTTGCACTTTGCCCTGCTTTAGTTGCTAATAATAAACTTGAAGGATCTAAAAATGCTCCAGTAATTTTACCTATATGATACCAAGGACTTGCATAGTTTTGTTCAGCTTGTTTATTTAACTTTTGTATAATAGCTGTAGATTCTGCAGCACTTTTACTAAACATAAACTGATCATAAAAATCTTGATAGTTTTTTAATTGTGGATCATTTTTAGGATTATAATTTTCATCTGGTACAAAATCTTGATGATTAACAAGATAATCAACAGCCATTGATGTTAAATTTTCAGAAGCAAATCCTTGTTGAAAATCAACATAAGGACTATACTCTATAGGAGTATTTCTTTCTTGCTTTAAACTTTCTGCATCAGAAGGCTTAAATGGAAAAGCCGTCATTAATTTAATTTACCTAATTTACCACCATAAGAATTTATACCTCTTGTATAACCTTCAAAAATCATTTTATCTAAAAGTGTTTGATTTTGTGGTGGATAATATTCATTAAATGCTTCTGAACCCATTTCGTGTTCAATCATAAATTTAATTAATTGATACATTTGATTTCCATCATAAAAATTAATTGCAGTATCTCTAGTAAAATTAGTTTTATCTTCTAACGCATTTAAATATGGCTCACTATCAACTGCATAAACTTTTAATATTTGTTCTGCTGTAGGATTATTACCATATCTTTTAGTAGTTTCATTTTTAATTAAAGTAGAGTTATTAATCATTACTCTCATAGCAGCTCTTATAGAATCTACAGGACTAGCAAATATTGCTGCTTGATTACCTGTAGTAATATCAGTCATTTCACCATCCCAAGTTTGATCTGTTTTCATAACTGCCATATAATTATTAGTTCTAAATGTTAATGGTAAAGATTTATCTTGATAGCTATTATATACATGTTGCATATAAGTTTTTTGTAAAGCTGCTTCTGTAGCAGAAGTTTTATGTGGAGGAAATCTAGATTCTAATAATTTTTGTTTATCAGTAAAATTTCTATTTTTATTTATTTGTGCATCCATTGATATAATTTCATTAACTTCATTATTAATTTCTGCAGCTTCATTGTAATAAGATTCAACATCTATATCTTTTCCTAATGCTTTAAATATAAAACCAAATGGTTTTACTTCTTTAGGCACATCATTTATTAAAGGAAAGTCTGGATAAAATCTATAATCAGAAGCTTCTATCATTGTTTTAGTAGTTCCATAAAAAAACTTTTGTAACCATTTTTCTGTTCCAGAATCTCCATCAATAAATCTACCTAAACCTTTTTTCATAAATAAATCAAATTTTTTAGTAGCAATTTCTTGCATAATTTCATTTCTAGTTTCTGGAGCTGATACAGGTTCTATTAAATCTTTTTCTATTAACATATTACTTCTTAGACCAGTAGGATCAAAAAAGTTATCTCCTTGTGTTAAAGATATTAATTTATCATCATATAAAATTTTAGCATGATAATTAGGCTTACGATCTTTTCCTTCTCCAGTAAAAGTTCCAGTAGGTTCTATAATAAGATTTTTATAATTTTCATCTATAACTCTTTTCATAACATCAGTAATATTAACTGGTGTTTGTTCTTTACCACTTGGGCCAACAGGATCAAAACCAAATCTTTCTATTTGTTCTTCTTTAGATAAATTTTCTTTTAAATAATTTGCTTGTGCCATTAATGCAGAATCAAAACCTTGACCAGTAAATCCAATTTCTTTTTCAAAACCATGTTTAATCATACTTACTTTACCTGTACCATTTAATCTTGTAGCAGAATAACCTTGTTTATTCATTGAATGTAAAGCTTGTATAGAAGCTTTGTAAAATTGTTGTTTACCTTCATCTGTTGTAATATCTATATCACTATTACCATTTATGTAAGCTAACTGTGTTTTAATATTATTTAACCAAACTTGTTGTACTTGTGGTGTCATATCAAGTCCTTTATACCAAGCACTTGTACTTTCTGGTATAAACATATGACTAAATTTATTTACTTTTTTATTAAATATTTTTTTAAGCCACCAAGTATCTGTATTTATATCTTGCATTTCAATAGTCCATTTCATATTATTAATTGCAACATCTAAATTATTATCAATATTATCAGATACTTTTTTATAATTTTCTTCTAAATTACCTTTATTACCTACTATTTGATTTAATTTTTCAGCAACTATTTCATTAGATTCCATAGCACTTAAACCCATTTTATTTGCTGCATTATAAATATGTTCGTTTTCAACTGTTACATAAGGAAACATATCTTGTGATTTAATATAATTAAATAAAGATAGATTTTCTTTAAAATCTTCTATCATTCCTGGTGTTTTAAAATTAACATTATAATCTTTATTTATTTTTTTTAATACAGCAGTTGGTTCTATATTTTGATTTTTATATAATTCCATAACTGTTGCTAAATCTGGATTATCAATATCAGTTATATTTTTATCATCTATTCCATATCTTCTAAGTAAAGCAGTTTTAAATAATTCCATTTGCTCATTATCTTCAAACTTATCAATAACTTCATAATTTGCAGCTTTACTTACTAATTCTTGTACATTAATATTTTTATTAACTATTTCTACAGCTCTATCAAAATCTTTATCAATACCTGGCATACTATTTGTTACATAATTAGTAGCATTGCCATTTGCACCATTAGCAAATTTATGAACATCTAATATTCCACCACTAGCTTGTTGTCCATCAAGATTATATTTTATTTTAGCATTTTTTAATTGATTAATATTTTTACTATTATAATCATCATATAATGATTTAACTTTAGTTATTATTTTAGATCTTTTAAATGGATCTGTAATATCTTTAGCATATTTTTGAAATATAGGATTATCAACATTATCTGGTGTTATAGGTAAATTATCTTTACCTGCTGCATAATTTAAAAAATATTTATTACCATCTACATCTCCTAATTTTTTTATAATACTAAATACTCTTAATGTTTCTAAATCTATAATATCATTATCTAAATCTTTTTTTAATTGACTACCACTATATCTATTAGTTTCTACTATTGTAGATTCTGCACCACCATAATTATGATTTAAAGTTTTTAATAAATCATTTCCAATAAAACTATTTATATCTAATCCTGTTAAATTTGGATTCATATTGATAGTTTCTAAATGTGATCCTGCATCTACCATTGTTTGATCTTTAGTTAAATTCCAACCATCTAATGCTTTTTGATCTTCTCTATTATTATAATTAGTTGTAGCATAAGACATATTAGCTAGATTTTTTTGAGCTAATATATTTTGAGCAATATTTTTATAAACGTTTGGCGTACTTGCAATTACTGTTTTAGAATAATTATCAACAGCATTTCTCATTCCATCTGGATCAAATTTAAACTTATCTTTTAATTGTAGATAATGATCTCTTGATTGTTGATTAAATTGAAATTGCCAATTTGCAGAAGCATCAACCTCAGCTTTTTTTCTAAATACATCTATAGCTTCACTAATAGGTTTAGATATTTCTGCTGCTATAGTTGTGGTAGGAAATTTTGGAATACCAATATTATCAGCTACACTTGCTTTTAAACCAACTTGTTTTTTTGCTTGTTTTAATGCCATTAATATTTATCTCCTGGATCATCTGTAAAATATTGACCTCTAGGTTGTCTTCCTTGATATGAGTCAGCATAAGATTTTGTTTTTAATGCTGATGCTGCTATACTTGCATAAGCTCCAAACTCTTTAGCTTTACCCATAACTTTTGTTGTATATATTTGACTTTCTATTTTAGATTCACCTCTAAGTGTATTAATTTTTATATTGGTTACATCTTTTGTTGCTATTCTATCTATTTCAGATTGAGTAGATAGAAAACTTCTACTATCATCATTGTAACCAGAACCTGCAACTATAGCTAAATTTTGTTTACGTTTTCTTCTAGCTTCTTCTAATACATCATTAGAATCTTGTAATCCTTTTAACTGATTGTATTTTTTTTCTGTTTCATATTCTTTTATAATAGCTTTGTTAGTTGCTTTTTGAGCTTGTATTTGTGAATAAGTTCCAACTGCTTGTACAACAGTACTAGCAATAGCTAATGTAACAGGATCAGCACTCATGCAAAAACTACCTCCACACTCATTCCTAATATTTTAATTGGTAACGGATCATCTTGAGATAATGTTACTGTTGGACTTTTGCTATAACCTAAAAAGAAAAATTCTTTTTTGTCTGTTACAGGTGTTAAGTCAGAACCACCAGTGAAGTTAACTTGTTGGACTACTAAAGATTTAGAGGTTGTGTCTGCAGCTTTGACAGTTAAATCTAAAGCAGAATTAATATCAATGATGGCTCTTGAGATTCTTCTTGGTAAACCAGTTAATGGTCCTTCGGGTAATTCTTTGTCTATTGGCATAGTTTCAATAATAGGTGTATAGTTAAATCCAATTTTTACTCCAGTTCCTCTTGGAGAGTTTAATGTAATAGTATCTGTACCACTAACAGTAAACGCACCTAATGAACTATTACCTTCTACTGCATTAACAGACTCATTGGTGTAAATACCATTTACAGAATGAAAATATCCTTTAACAATTGTAACAACAGCATTATCTGCTGGAGTTGCTGCTAAGTTTTGATCTAAGTTAAGATCATAAGATCCACCACCATTATTTGTAACAGCTTGTATAGTATATTCAGTAGAGTTTCCTGCAATAGTAAATGTTTCATTAATTTGTGGATCAGAAGTAAATCCATCTATTTTTACTACAGCTCCAGATTGACTAGCACCCTGTACTAATGGTGTACCTCTTTGACTTACTGTTGATGTTGTTTGCATATCTAATGTAATACTATCATCATCTCCAAATTTTTCTAGTGTATATACTGTAGATCCATTTAATTGTCTTTTAACAATACATACTAAAAATTCATTTAATGTAATTACAGATTGATATAAATCATTTTCTTTAGTTGTCCAAAGTCCCCATCCTGCTATTTTTTCATCTCTAACAGAATGAAATATAGCCATACTTCCTGGAAGTGTACTTCCGTTATTTAAAAAAAACGCATACTGTTCTGGTCTAGTAAAGTTACCTTTTATAATGGCTACTTGTTTTGGATTATCTATTAAATGTTCTGCAAGTATTGATACCGAAGTTGATTTATATCCATCTTCAATATCTGAATAAACAAATTCTCTTACAGCTTTACCATTTTTTTGAACAAAACCTGCTGCTTGATCAAACATAACAGGAGCTGTTCTACTAATACCATAAGGTGTTTGTCTTAATACTGATACATTTCCAGGAGTAATAGTATTATCATTTGCTCTTGGAATATAATATTCACCACCATCTGTAAATACTTGTAAGTCTTTTCCAGACAACATATGTCTAACTTCATTAACTTCTGAACCTGCAATATCTAAATCAATAGCTTCATCTGCTTGACCTGTTCCTACACTAAAATTAAAATACTCAGATATTCTAGAAGCTAATATACCAGCAGGTCTAGACTTTAAACCACCTAACCATAGTCTGTTATTATGAAAAGTTACTGCTTGTGGAAATCCTCTTTTGGTAGATATAGATTGTTCTGCCCAATCAAAATGTGGACCAGCACTACCCATGTCTTCAATAATAGTAATAGTAACTTCTGTAGCAGAAGTAAAACCAGTTATCTTACCTTGTTTTTTATTTATTTCTATATAATCCCCAACTTGATTACTTGTAAAAGCATCAGCACTTGCAGTTACAGTTCTACCTGTTCCTGTTGCATGAGAAGATAAACTTACACTAATAGAACTAGAAGCATATTTATAAAATGGTCTAGTTGTTTTATTAACACCACTTACAGTTACTGAATCATCATCATCAAATGCAAATACTGATACTGTAAACGAAGTTGCAGATTCTCTAAATAATCTTCTTGTTTCATTATCTCTATGTGTAATAAAAATAGTATCGCCAAATTGAGCAAAGTTTAATTCAAATAGTTGAGCTGTAGTCCAATTGCAATTAGTTGTATAGTTAGATACTATTGCACTACCATTAATATTATAAACATCCATTCTTTGATTAGATAAAACAATAATAGCTATTTCATCATCAGAAAATACAAATGGAATTAATCTAGACTCAGCAGGTAATGTTGCTAAATATGTAGTTCCTGGTCTTCTCATAAGACCACCTTCTGCTAATAATGCAAAGTTTCTACATTGTTTAGCTCCATTTGAATAAGCAGGTGTATCTATTCTGGTAGCTAATAATGGATTAAGCTCTCCAGAAGAAAAATTGGTTAATACAGTTTTTAATGTTCTTGCCATTATACATCAGTTCTCGTAGAGTTTCTTAAATTAATAAATCTAGAAGTATCTAGTTTTCTAGTAGTTACTTCTGCTGTATCTATATTTTTAGATATTAAAAATTGTCTATCAGACATTTGTTTAAATTGATTAATCATACCTGCATCTCTAGCAACTGAACCTGCAAATAAAGAAGCAAGTTCATATTCTAAAGCTAATCTAAAATGAGCTGGAAAATAATCTTCTTCTACTCTGTAAATATAATCCAATACTAAATTATGATTTGCACCATAAGTATTAACATAAATCATATTCTTATATCTTGTATAAGGAATAATATAATCGTTAACTGTTAATGTATTAATTTGTAGTACTCCAGGATCAGCAGGTAACTGATAAGCATATTCATATCTTCCTACTGGAGCTGTAGATAATAGTGATAATGTTTTTTGATTAGTTGCAAACTTCCATCTATGTCTAGTTAGACAAGCTTGTACAATGTCTTCATAAACATTAGAAGCAACTAAAGCTTCTGTAGATCCATCCTCAAAGGAAGATATAGGTTGTGCGCCTATCATTACTAAAGCTCTTGCACATATATCTACTTTTGATGTTGCCATTTATTATTTTTTAAAATTTTTATTTCCTCTTAAAATTTTTAATTCAATATCGTTCATAGCTTTAATTTCTTTATTAGTAGCTTTTGCATTTCCTAAAGTTACCATATTTCTTAATCCATAAGTTTGAACAATTGCTGCATCTTTTGCATCAGAATAAAAATTTTTTAAAATATTATTTTTATTTTTTTTAGTCATTATATTTCCTTATTTTAATTTATAAAATTGAGGGCGAAATTAATCGCCCCCAAAATATCTTTAAACGATTATGATCCGTTTACGACAGTTACTGTAGCAGCACCTGTTGCAGAAGACACTACAAGAATGTCTACTGTTTGAGTACCACCATTTGAACCAACGCAAAGAATAATATCATTTTCTTTTAAGTTCTCAGTTGCTGAGTTGAAGTAACCAGAAGCAGCTATTGTAGCAATAGCATCTCCATCTGTATAAAAGAATACAGAGTTACCACCAGCTTCAGCAATCTTTTTGATTGGGTTTGCAGTTTCGTAAGCCATATATTCTCCTTATTCAGCACATTTTTGAACTCTAATACCATCAGTATCAATTAATGTACCGCCTATGCTTAGCATAGAAGTAATTAAATGAGAAACTTTTTCTGGTATGTAGTTCACTTCAGTTTTAACATCAGAACCAACTCCTAAGCCTAATGATGATTTGTGGAAAGCCACAGTATGTCTATCAGTAGAACCAGAAGTTTCTAGTCCACTGTGTACAAACCATAAGAATCCTAACCATCTTTTAGCAGTCATTCCTCCAGCATATGGAAGCTCACCTTCGCCTACATATTCAACTCTAGAGAATTGATCTAGGTTAATTAGGTCAGACCATTGTTTTGGTCCTACTACCCAATATCTTTGTTGGTCATCTGGTACATCATTAGTATTGAAAAGTTCCATCATAGCTTGAGCTTTTCCTAAGTTCATTCCAGTACCTGTTCCAGATGAGTTGTTTGCAAGAGTTGTAGCACCATTCATAATCCCAGTTAATACACTGTCAGTTTTTCTACCTAAAGCGTATGCTGCAGATTGTGCAACTACTTGTCTTTCGTCAATGTTTACCTTTAACTCGTCTAGCTTGTCAACGTAATCAGCTGCATAGTAATCAGTTAAAGTTGCTGACACATTGCTGTGTGATAGATCCATTGCAACTACTTCAGCATGTCTTGCTTTAGTGTTTGCAGAACCTTTTGCAACTTTCTGAAACTTAACAGTGTTACCATTAACGCCATTCACAGTTCTTACTAAGTTCTTTAACTTAGAACCCATTCTTTGATAAGCCATGTGAACTTCTGCTTCAAACTGAGTAATAAAGGCATTTGTTATTGATGTTGCCATTTTATTGTCCTTTGTTTGTTGTTAAGTTACGTTTGTTATCCGATTATCTTACAAATGCAGTGGTTTGTTATCCAATTAAGGGCAAACATTAAACATTTTTAAGGTCTTGATATAGAAATAGATTTGTTTAATTGTTTAAACAACGCACAATTACATCCATATTTTAGGAATAGTAATTACTTCTCCAAACTCTATATTACCTTTTTTGTCATAAGAATATGTACCAAATAATGTAATATATTTTTTGGTTTCTTTGTATATCCACATTTGACTAGATACAGCTTTAGCTGGTTCATGATCATCCATATCGGATTTATTAATCCAACCTGTTTCACTAACTGCATCTAGCCAATGCAAATCTTTTTTAAGTTTTTTATACTTAAATTTATTTTTTTGTTTCGTATGCTTTTTCATACAGTTCTGTTACACGTTTAATATAAGCATCATCCCTTTTATTAGAATCATAATATCTAGGATCATTCATCATAGATTTAAGATCTGCAAAATCTGGAGTAACAGATACTTGTGTAGGTGTAGTAGGCATAGGACTATCTTTAGTCATTTTCATTATTTCTTCTATTGCTTTTACACCTTCAGCTGTTGATGCTATACTTGAAAAAGTATTGTAAGCTTCTGGTGATAAGTTTTTCTTAGACCAAAGCTCTGCAGCTTCAACTCTTTCTTTTGAGTTGTCACCTAACTTTTGCATTTCAGCATTAACATCTGGTAAAGTTGCCATTGCATTATCAATAAATACTTTAACACCTTCATCAAATTGTTCTTGAGATAAACCATTTTGTTTAGCTGTTTCTTTCCACCATTGTACTATTTCCATATCATCTGATACAGATACATCTACATTTTCTGGAAGTTCTGGAACATTAACTTTATATTCTTCTGGTACTTTACCAAGTCTTTCTTGTTCTAAATCTTGTCTAACTTGTTTAGACAGATCTTCTGTTCTTGAGCCTAATTTTTTTTCAAGAGCATTATAACTAGAAGCTAAGTTTTCTAAATTAACTTCTTTTCTATCAGCATCCCAAAATTTATCTTGTACATATTCTGGTTTATCACTGACAGTTTGTTCTTGCGTTTCTGTGGTGATTGGTGCTGTTGCATTATCATCTACCATCTTGTTCTCCTTTTTTTATTCTTGTTTGTATTACAGCTGTTAGGAATCTCATTCCTTCTAAATGAAATAATCCATTGCTATCTATATTAGGACCAGCAACTGCTTCAGTTGTAATTGATTTAATATACTCAAGAATTTTTTTTCCATCATCATTCTTAAATACACCTGCAAATAATTTATTAAGATTACGTTCTTCTTCTTCTGTTCTTACGTAACCATCAATAGATTTTGCAGGAATTGGTCTTTTTTCTTTAAGTCCATCCCAACTCATTATTGTGGTATTTCTCCTTCTTTCGGTGCAGTTTGTAACTGACTAATCTGTTGGACTATTTGTCTTTGTTCTTCTTCATCACGAATAAGTTTTTCAGGCAAATTCATTTTTTGTGCTAGATACTTAGCAGTTTCATTTTGATTAACAATAACATTAATCATTTGTGGGCCAAATGTACCTGCAATAATTTCATTAAATCTATTTATATCAGAAACATCTTGCATATGTTGTGCTTTAGCTAATGGAGATCTAGCAGCAATCTTTACTTCTCTACCATTAACTTTAGGTAGTTCTATTCTACCTTGTTTAGATAATAATCTAATAATTCTTTTTAATAACGGATGTATAAATTCAGATTGTAGTCTTCCAAAAGAAGAACCTATTTGTCTTGATAGATCTGCCATTCTTTCAGAAACTTCTGTTGCTGTCATTGGAGTTCCTTCTGGTCTTCCAAGAGCTTCCATGTATAAAGCTTTTTTAATATTCTGCCTCATGTCTTGTAATACTAACTGAGCTACATCAAAATTAGATGCAGACTGTATAGCACTTAATCCTCTTGATCCTGGAGCTACTGGTATTAAAGATCCAGGTACTAATGCAATATTGTCTGGATTAATTACACCATCATCTTCATAAGTATAAACTCCAGATACTGACATCTGTGCATTTTGTAATATTAGCTCAACAGTTAAGTTACAAGTTTTAATTGCCCCCATAGCATTAAATACTGGCCCTCTACCATAAACTTCACCAGATGCTTTATTCCATCTAAATACTAAATATGGATTAGATCCTTCTCCAGAATATTCTTCTTCAAATATAACTGCTTTAGGATTTTCTAATACAACACAATATTTATATTTTTCTTCATTGTCTTGATGTATTTTATATACAGCTTCTATAATTGTTAATTCTTTTTTTTGTTGTAACAAATCAAAATTTTCTGGCATTACAGCTTTAGGATATAAAACTTTAACGTGTTCTGGTTTTACTTTTCTAGTTCTATAGACTGTATCAATCTTTCCGTCTGGGCCATTTAATAAACATACTTTAGGTAATGGTACAGCTGTAAATTTAACAGGATTAACAGCATCACCTTCTTCTACTAACATACATCCAGTACCAACAGCTAGATCCATAAATGCTTCATGTACTTCTTGATTAAAGTTTGAGTTTTGTAATACTTCAAAAACGTATTCAGTAATTTTATCTAACTGTAAATTAACTTGTGATTTTTGTTCTTCTGGTATTTCAACACCTGCTTGAAAATCTGCCCATCTTGCAAATGTAGGTACGATACCAGATTGTAATCTTGATGCAAATTCTTGTACACCAACTACAGCAGTTTCATCAAAAATCTTATCAGTTCTTTTTTGTCCTGGTGATTCTTCATAAAAAGATTCTCTATTAGGTAAACAATACTCATAGGCTTCTTCAAATTTTTCTCTCCAATGATCTTTTACAGATACAGCTTCTTTGTATTTTTCTAAGATACCTGCTGCTTTGTCTGATGTATTTATTATTGGTGTATCGTCTATTGTGTAATCCATTATTTTTTACTCCACTTATTTTTAAGTTCTACAATAAAAACTTTTATTTTAAAAATAATTTTATTTATATATTTCATCATCTAAATCTTTTAGTTTTCGCTGCGATACTTTTAGGTTGTTTAACGAATTGTTTTCCTTTTTTATTTCCACGTGCTTTAGCTGCGTTAGTTGCTGACTTTTCTTTAGCCGTAAGAGCTTTCCAAGCTTTCTTAGGTAAATATCTTCGTTTGCCTTCTGATTTTTTACCACTGCTTGTTTGCCATTTTTGTTTACCCCATTTGGTAAGTTTGTTTGATGAAGACTTAGATCCTCTATAGCCTCCACCTGCTTTTTTATAAATCTTGACAGCAAGTTGCATAGCCCTAGCACTGTGTTTTCCTCCCATTCTTGCTTTGGCTTGAGCTTTAGCTCTTGCCCATAAAGCAGGTTTAGTTTTCTTTGCAGTAGCCATTAAGCTTTCTTCTTATGCCTATTTGCAAAGTTTCTTGCAGCAGCTACACTACCGAAACCCCAAGCTTTTAATGCTAAAGCTTTTCTTGTAGGTCTGCCTTTACTATCTTTCATTGGTCCTTTCATTCCTGCAAACCTTGCAGCGAATGATACTCTACGAGGATTAGTTCCTTTTTTAACAGGAGCTTTTAAGTTTGCACCTTCTTTACGTTTAAAGAAAGCTCTACCTCTAGCATTAAGTCCCCCTTTTGGATTTTGATAAACTTTAGCTACCATTATCCAAAGAAACCTCTGCCACCTGCTTGACTAAATAAAGATCTAGTACCAATAACTCCTCTAGCAACTTTTTTTTCATAAATATCTTGTTCTTTTTTTATTTCTTTAGCTCGTATTTCTTCTTGCTTTCTTGCTTCTTCAATTGCAGGATCTGCTTTTGATGGTGGTGGTGCTTTTGGTTTAAATACTGAACCCATTATAACTCCTCATCATCCATATCATCAAAATCATAAGAAGTTAACGAACCCATATTAGCTTCCATTTCTCTTAAAAGATCATCTTCTTGATCATGAAGATCTCTCATCTCGTCAATGATTTCTTGTACAGATTTTTGTTTTTTTTTAATTTTTGACATTTGGATCCTTAATTTTTTGATTAAATGACTTATATCCTGCTTTTATCAACGCACAATAAAGCTGATAAGGAGTAAGGATATACCATTTATAAAATCCTATTAAACGCATTATAAATGAAACACAGGTCATATCTTTAATTCTAAAGAGCTGCCATTGTTCTTTTTCTGGACATCTTAATACTTCATAGTCTTTCAAATAGAATAACATATCTTCAAGTTCTTCTGGAGATAGTAAACTATGTTTTATTCCTGCATGAGTGTATTCTAAATGAATCCATACATTTTTTTCTGGATCAAAGTTTAAAGCACCACAATGTTTAAAACCTTTTTTTAAAAACTGTAACCATTCTGGATAAGGATATTCATCTGCTTCATAAAAATATACTAACCATTCCTTTTGAATATGTCCCATACTTTCCTTTTGGTTACACCTGGTTTAGAAAATACATCCCATTGTTTCTTAGCAACAGTTGGTTGTGTTTGTATTTTACCAGACATCATTGTTCTACCTTCACCAGCTCCCATCATCAAATATTGTAAAGCATCATGAACGTGAGAGTATCTATTCTTTAAAGGTTTTTCATCATATCTATCTCCAGACACTTGAAGTCTTCTATAATGATAGCCACCATTAAAACCTTTTTTTAAATTTATACATTCTGTACTCATAGTAAATCCTGGTGATCCATCTATTAATCTTGATAGTGTAGAATCAACAGCTTCTATTCTTAATGCAACATCATTAGATGGTGCAGGAATAGCTTTTAATCCATAATTTCTCATTATTTGAAATGGAGTTCTTTCATCTGTTTGTGATCTAAAATCTCCAGCAGGATCTCCATAGATCATAACTTCATATCCTTTGTATAATTTTGCTATTTCTCCTCTCAGTAATTCTGAGAATCTAATTACACCCATATCAAAACAAACAAGCTCATTTAATATATTCCATTTACCTGTAGTAGTTCTTTGACCAAAGACTGCAGCAGGAGTTAATCCAAAGTCAACTCCAATCCATATTGGTTGTCCAGGTATTAAATCTATTTTTTCTTTTGTTATATGTAATTCATCTTTGAAACTGTGATATACAGGTTTACCTTCTTCAATAGATCCTAGTTTATTTAAAACATAAACATCTATCCATCCTTTTGTTTTACCTCTAATAATATTTTCATAATATTTTTCGGTTAGGTTTTTTTTATTTTCTGATTTTTTGTTATCTTCATAACCAGTTATTAATCCATCAGATCCTTTGTTTTCTAGCAAAGCAGGGGGTTGGGTATAAAAACTCCAGTTGTCTGGTTTGATTAACATTAAAGCTTCTTCTCTAGAGATGTGGTCTGGTACAGGTACATCTGCTGCCATGATTGGCCACCAGTGATCTTCTTCTGGTGCGTTGGTATCAGCTATAACTCCATACCAACTAGCTCCACCTTCTCTCATACTAGGAAATCTTCCTACCCTCATAGTACAAGCATCTATGATTGATTTGGGTATTTCTCTTGCTTCATTAACCCAAACACCAGTCAATTCTAATGATAGTAATTTCTTAACATCTTCTGGTCTATCAAGAGCTAAGAAGATAACTTCTACATCAAGTTCACCAACTAAGATTCTATGAGTATAAGGAACACTCCAAGCAAAGTTACCCCAAGTATCTTCTGGAAACCAATCTAACCATGTTTTGATTGTTGTAGTTCTAAGCTGTGGATTTGTATTTCTAATTACAGCCCATCTAGATTTTCTTTTACCTTCTGCATTTTTCTGTTGTAATAAAGCTCGTCTAAATATTTCAATACAACAAGCAACTGACTTACCAGAACCTACTGGCCCACGCAGTCCTCTAAAGAAGTCGTCAGACTTCATAAATTTTTTTAGAGTATCGCCTTCTGGTTTGTATTTAAAATTAATCGACATTTACACCAACATTTGCTTTTAACAGATTGTATATAGTTTCTTCACCAAAAGCTTCTACAAGTTTATCAGCTTCATAGTCTGTTATCATGTGTGTTGGATAATGTTTAAGATGTGTATTCTTAACGATAGTTCTTAATCTTTTACGATCTTTTAAACTTAAATTATTGAGGAACGACATTTTAATTGTTCTACCCTTTCTAATACTATTTTCAAGATTTCTTCTTCTTTACCATATTTAGCTTCAAATTCTTTCTTAGCCATGTGTATAGAGAAGTTTCCTTGATGATGGTCATGACATAACGGAATCACGTGGAAGTGGCTTGTACGTCTTCCTATGCCAGTTCCAGGGGGTCTTATATGATGTAGGTTAGCTGGTCTTTCGCAAACATAGCAGCCAAGCTCAGCTACCCACCTCATATGTTCTTTTTCTTTTTTTGTCGCCATTACTTCTTTTTCATTTTAGCAATAATCTTTTTTTTAAGAGCTTCTGGTAATGTTTTCTGTTTTCCTGTTAACTTGCTTTTTGCAGCAGGTCTTCCTCTTTTTGAACCGTAAGTTCCTTTTCCGTAGGGCATTGTTCCTCCATTTGTTCGTATGTTGATCTGCATCCATCTGGTGTTGCAGCACTTGCCATCTGTATGGCTTGTATATCATTTTCAGCTGAATATACAATCTCTCTTTTTAAAGAGTCATCTTTCCATATATTTACTTTGTAATTCATATTCTCTCCTTTGTTTGTTGGAAGGGAGAACCTTATAGAACTAAAAAAATTTTTAAAACGCACTTAGGCTAACGCCCTTGCCCTTTGTACCTAGTTTGCTTCTTTTGTCTTTTGGAAGATTTGTTTTGGCTCTTAGTATGAACCCCTCGTCTTTTCTTAGGTTTATCTCTTGGTATAAAATGTGTAAACTTCTGTTTTGCCATGCGTACCTTTTTGAACCCTGTTGTCTGTGAGAGTTGCCTCGTCAGCTATGGCTGATGATTTTTGCCCCCACCCTCCGACTCTGCTAGTCGTAGATGTGTGGGTGCATACCAACGCCTCACGTTAGATCTATATTAATCTTAATATCCCCCTGTATATTGTGAGATACCTTATCTGGTGTTCTCAATCCTACTCTATCGAGAATATCTCTACTAGCTTCTAGTTGAACATATTCACTCCTCGCCCCTGTGGATAGCTCGATAAGTCTTTTACTCGCACTTACTGCGCCAAGTCCAAGAGTTTGTGCAATACGTTGTTGCATATACTGTTGTACCTTTGGTAAACGTAGTGTGCGAGAAGCACTTACTCTCGCTGAATCTTTGCTAACTTCTGTTGAATATCCTGCCTTTTTAGCAGCTTCTGTTATACTACACCCAGTAGCTACGATTGTATCTACTAGGTTTCGTTGTTTCTCTGTTAGATCGTCTTTCATAACGCTTATTTATTCTACCCTTAACTGTTCGTAGTTATTTTAATTGTCACTGTCAAGAGAAATAACAGGACTTTAGTGGTATTGGAAACTCACATAACTATATCTTGTATGGCGACTTACAGGCTCTAGTTCGCTTTGCTCACCCAAGCCCTTCGGTCTTGTCCCTAAAGGGTAACGATCCTGGTCGCATTGATCAATCCTCTGGATTGCTCTGAAGGAGTTGCCAAAGGCAACGCTTACAACCCCATACGCAATTTTCTAAAGAAACCGTTCGCTGTTGCTCACTATTGCTATGGGTCCCCCCCACACACGTGGATTAATGTGCTTGTATCATGAGTTTGCCTTAATGAACAGTGCAAGGGACATCAGCGCCTCACCTAAAGGTGATTCCCCTTCGGGTGCGCTGTGTCGCACTGTGTCATTAAGCTTTGCCTCATGATGACTGCACACCTTAACCACATGCGTTATGCCATGTCGGTTATAAAGTAAACGATAACAGAAAGGTTACAATGGAGTACGTTAAATACTATGAGTTGATAACAGATGAACACGATAAGAAAAGAGTTGTTGAGTTATCAATGTTAAGAGAAGAAGCTATAGTGAAAGCTGACTATGATAAAGTTAGTGAATTAGATAGCGAAATAAATAATATAACTAAAGGAGTTAGATATGATGGGTAGTGAATTAAATCAACAAGATTATTCAGATAGTAGATTAGATGATATGCAAGATGTATTAGATTGTGTTGATATGAAAGCTGGTGTTACTGGCTTTTTCAATACAGTTATATCACCATTTGCTGATCATCCAGACTGGTCTATGTTAGCTGAATGGAACGCTAATAGTATTATTGGTGTATTCCAAAGACATCATGAGCAATGTATCAAAAGTCTAGATAAGACAAAAGATCTTATGCAGACTGCGTTACGAGAAGATGTTGGTAATGAGATTACTAAGCTAAATGTTGACAAGTTAATATTTAGACGTGATGCTCAAGAAGTTAATATCAAAAGAGCTAAGTCTATATTGAATGAGTTTCTTCTATGTTATGAAACTACCTTTGGTAAGAAGTTTATGCCTCAAAGCAAAGCTCCTGTTAAAGATGTTACTAAACAGATGAAAGAATACAATATGACTAGACTAAAAGAAGCTCTAGGTAAGTAATAATAAACAATCAAACCCGGTACTCTTAACAGGGTACTGGGTTTTTTTTATCGTTACAGCCCATTTTCAAAACGTTCGGCGTTGAAAATCATTGGGCGTTGCTGCCGAAATTCTATAAACTAATAAACAAAGGAGAATACTATGTTAATTAAACTACAAAACTGGCTAATGAATGTTGCTGCCAAATGGATTTGGATTGCAATCATGTTGCCAATTAGAATCATTCTAGGTTTGATATTTGCTGTATCAAAGCATATGCCTACTAAGGTTGAATTACCTTATAAAGTTGTTAAGAATGAACCTAAAGAAAAATGGTATAACTAATGGAAGTTGTAGGTAAACTTATGATGATACTTACAGGATTTATATTAACAATGTTAGGTAGTATAACATTTATACATTCTGATCATCAAACATTAGGTATTATAATTTGTTTTGCAGGTATTGTATCAATGTTTGCAGGACTACCAGATAACCAAAGGAACAGATGACAAAGTACAAACAACATATAATAGATGAACTAGCCAAGTTGCAATTTGATTATGCAGAGTGCAAAATTGAAATGGATGAATTTATTGCTGGTATAACAAGACTAGGTATAGATTCTCCAGGCGACATAGAGGAGCATAGATCTAATGCAGAAGAAGCAAGATACGAGTACAAAGTATCTCAACATCAAAATAAGTTTTGAAGAAATATTTGATTTACAAGAAATACTTAAATTATATTTTTTAGAACAAGAAACATTAGCTCATAAAGATACAAAAGATATTAAATGTTACAAACTAAATGAAAGATTAAAACATTTAGTTGCTTTGTATGAATTAGAGAATCCTAGCGTAGAAGATTAGTCGGTATCATTACTGCTCCCTTATTCTACGATAAACACACAGTTGCGTTGCACTGTGGGGATTAAGCAACGCACACAGCTATCCCAAGAAATGAGATAGCTTATATAAACAGAAAGAAAGAAATAACTATGAAAGGTATAGCTATATGAAGTCCGTTATCAAAGAAAAAGCTAAAAATCTACGCACAAACATAGAAGGGGTAATACCTAAATTTTTTGGCTTTTTGAAATATATTTTAATAGCTGTATTATCTGGATTAAGTTGGTCATTATACTTTATTGGTCAAGCTATAGATCTTTGTAATCAGTATGTAAAATACACTAAACAAAAAATAACAAAGGATAAAAATGAAAACAATTGAAATTGGAGATATATTAAACAGCATACCAAAAAAAAGAAGAAGAAATGCTAATACAATTAAGTATGGTATGTTTGGTTTATCTTTAGGACCAGAAACATACGAAAGATTAAATAAGTATTGTTTTAAACATAATATAGCAAAAGCTACATTAGTTAGAAATTTAGTAATTAAATATTTAGATGAGGTAGATAATGTATAATGTAATATTATGGAAAGATAATGATAATGAAGATATTCATGTATTTAAAAATAAACCAACATTTGCAGATTTATATCCATTATTAGAATGTGATACGATTGAAATATTGCAAGGTTATGATTCAGATATATCTAATCGTACATTTGATATGTTTTGTGATGAAGAATCAAAATTAAAAAATACAACATATCCAAATAAAAGAGCAACCAAAGCTTGGTACAATTGGCAACAAAGAACTAAAAGACAATGTTTACCAGGAGATCATATTGTAGGATCTGTTGCTATTATTAAAAAACAAAAGTTTAAATTAAAGGAGATTGATGGCTAATTGTTATTACCATTCTAAATCATCAGTAAAAAAATGGGGTGGTAAAACTACAGACTACCAACCTATACATGATTGGTTTGATGAATCAAAAAAGATTGTTGCACACTATACTCATAGAGCATTACGACATCATGCTGAAGGTTGTTTTGCTGCCGAAAAAGAGTTTGGTACTACTATTACAAATTCTGATGGTAAAGTTGTTCCCGTCAGACTTATTGCCGAGCAACACATTCGTGAAGATCTAGGTTGGATTCCTAGTTTTCAAGATTGGGCAGTACAAATACGAGCAACACAATGGATGATAAGAGGATATAAAAATGTTGGAAAAGATTGAAGACGTACTTAAAGCTTTACATAAACATGGTATTACTAAAATTACTATTGATTATGAAGGTGGTCATGACGAAGGTACATTTGATGAATGTGTCTTTTACAAAGGTGAAAACAAAGTTGTTGTAGATTGGGACAAAGTCATGAATGAAGAAGCTACTGACTTTGATGATAATAGTTTTTTAGGTTTAATTTATTCAGATTATGGTAGATTAAATCAACACTATTCGTTTGCTTCAGAATATTCTTGTCGTGGTACTGTTACTATAAATACAGAAACAGGTGACTTTGATGATGATGGTTATGAACGTACAGAAACAGAAACAGATACATATCATACAGGTAATGTATTTAAAGAACAGAAAGAGGTATTTTAAGTGAAACCAAAAGAAAAGAAAGAGTACTTAAAATGGGTTAATAATTTTGCTAATGCAAAAACTGTTACCACAAAAGAAACCAAAACAAAAAAGAAAGGTAAAAATGAAACCAATAAGAAGTAATGAACTAAACTATCTTGATCACCTTATTGCAGAAAAGTTTAGACACAGAAGACAAAACATTGAGTCAGAAATAGAAGCTGCTACTCAAAAACAAACTGATAAAAATTACAAATCGTTTGTAGAAAAGTTAGGTATAAAAGCTCAAATTAAAGCTTTTAAAGACGCAGATGATAAACTTAAAAAGTTTCAACAGCAAAAAGAATCTTATGAGTCTAAATTATATGCTGCAATGACTAATAAAAAAATAGAGCTTGAACAAAAACTTCAGTCTTGGGCTTCTATTAGAGGATGGAAAGGTAATTATGGTAACATTTTAGATGTTTCAATTAAAGATTATGATGATGTTACTTCAACATTATCAAGAGCTTGTAAACAAGAAACTAAAACAGCTGTAGAAAAATTACCTAAATTCAAAGTAAAACATGATTTAGATTTACTTGAAGAACAAGCTAAAAATGTTTTATACTCTGGTAGAGATATAAAAGATGTATGGAGACATTTAGGTTCTACATTCAAAGCTTCTGGTGTACCAGTAGCTGCACCTAAAGAGTTTCTACAATTAGAAAGTAAATAATATGGATATAGATAATGAAATAAATTATCTAGCTGAAACTGATACTACCTTTGCTGAACATATGGCAGAGGTAGAGTATCAGCGAGATATGATTAAACATTACAAAGGTAGTTATGTAAATCAATCTGATGTAGCTGTTTCAAAAGCTATTGAAAATTATTACGCTTCCGAAAGTTATGTTAATTCAATTAAAACAATTAATGCTCTCAATATAGATCTTCTTAAATTAAAAAACAAAAGAAGAACTGCCGAAATGAAAATAGAAATATGGAGAACATTAGAAGCATCAAGGAGAAAAGGCAATGTATAACGAACAAGAACTTTATACTTATATTGGTAAACAAATTAAACATGCTAGACATACTACATTTCAACATAGAGTTATGACTCAAACTGAATTAGCTAAAGCTGCAGGTTGTACCTTTCAACAAATTCAAAAATATGAAAGAGCTACCAACAAAGTATCAATAACTAAATTAGGTAAAATAGCAGAATATACAAAAAAACCATTAGGTTATTTTATTCCTAATAGTATAATGGACAGCACTACCATATCTAGTTGACAGCTACCAAAATATACATATACCTAGTAATTATGGCAAATAAGGCACTAGGAGAACAATTTCATAATAAGGTAATACCCCAGTTTGTTAAAATAAGAAAAGACATGGGTATTTCTCAATTAGAAATGGATGAAATATTAGGTGTAGCTAAGGGACTTGTATCAAAATGGGAGTGTGGTATAAGAAAACCAAGTGGCTGGTTATTCTGTTGTTGGGCAGAAGCACTAGATGCCGAAATTGTAATTAAAAAAAAAGAGGTAAAACATGACAGTTAATCCAGAGTTTAATCCTGGTGATATAACAGACGATCCTATTGTAAATGATGTAATCAAAAAAACAATTGATAGACACGTTCAAGGTATGGAGAAGTTTGGGAAGACTATGTCTGAAAACAAAAGACCTACTTCCGAATGGGTAGATGAAACAATCGAAGAACTATTAGATGCTATACATTATTTAACTAAAATAAAAACTGAGTTTAAAGAATTAGACGCAGATAAAATTAAAGTTAAAGCAGCTCTAAAAAGTTTAGGAGAAGGAACATCTACTAATGAAAAAACAGAAACCCAAAGTTGAAATAGATTACACACCTTATCATGTAAGACAACAAGCATGGTATATGTCATTGCTTAAGTTTTACAAAACTATTGAGTTTAATGATAAGATATATACTGACTTCGCTACTAAATTGTTATCAGGTAAAATGGAAAAAGAAATTTTACAACAATTAGATAGTCTTAGAAGAAAACACAAAAAAATAGAACAAAAGAAATGGGAAGATATAAAACGAAAGGGTGCAACTCGTGTAGGTTTAAACTTCCGAAATATATACAGGAGTAAATAATGGCAGAACAAAATGAAAGTATACAAGAAATTCATTCAAGAAATAAACATCAAGCTTTACAAAAAAAAAGAATTGAAGTTATAACTCATCTTGCAGGATTACTTGGTGTAACCGAATTAAAATATATACAGACAGAATTACATAACATGATCGAAGACATTGAAAGGAAAAATAAATGAACAAAGATTTTGATCGTAAAACAGGCATAGGTGGATCAGACGCTACTAGAATCTACAATGGTGATTGGCACGATTTGTATTTAGAAAAAATCGGAGAGAAAGAATCAGACGATCTCTCAGATGTTTTACCAGTACAAATGGGAATACATACCGAAGATTTTAACATTCGCTGGTTTGAAAAACAAACAGGTATTAAAGTTGTAGGTGAACAAGTCTTTATCAAATCTAAAAAATATCCATTTATGTATTGCAATATAGATGGTGTCCTCAATGAAAAAAAAGCATTACTAGAATGTAAACATACTAACGCTTTTACAAATGAAATCAAAACAGCAGAAAAATACAAAGCACAGATACAACATTATCTTATGATATATGGTGCAGATAAAATGTATTTGTCTATGTTTTTTGGTAATATGAAATGGGGACTAGCAGAAATACTTCCAGATAAAAAGTTTCAAAATCAATTAGAATCTGCTGAAATATTGTTTTGGCATTTAGTAGAAAGCAAAACACCACCACCAGATTTTGTTGACTTCAACAATTTTAACGAACAGATAAAGGAGCATAACAATGGTAGAGAAATCATACCCTTACTCACCAGGCAGTCAGAAAGTTGATACTTCAATAGAAGCTGCCGAACTAATAAAAGAAGGCGCTGATACTATAAGAACTAAAGTATTTAATGTTATTGCAAACAAAGGTAACTTTGGAGCAACAGCAGATGAAGTAGCTGAATTGTTAGGGTTATCTTCATTTACTGTAAGACCAAGAGTAACTGAACTATATAAACAAGATAAAATAGAAAGAAAAGATAAACGTAAAAATAATAGTAAGCGATCTGCATATGTTTATGTAGTAAGTAAAACTTATATTAATAATCAATACACAAAGAAAGGTATATAATGAGAACAGGAAAAGAAGAACATTTTTGGTTATGGGATCAAGTTAAAAATACTAATCCTAAATATACAAAACCATTTACTAAGTTTGGTGGTAAAGAACTAACTACTATAGATCCAATGTATCAGATACAAGTTATGACTGGTATGTTTGGTCCAGTAGGTTTAGGTTGGTCGTATCATGTTGACTACACATACACAGATAAAAATGTGTTTGCTGAAGTAACAGTTAGATACAGAAAAGAACCTAGCCTAGAATGGAATCAATTTGGCCCAGTATCTTCAGTACAAGCATTGTACAAAAAGAATGGTGGACTAGATGATGAAGCACCAAAGAAAGCAATGACAGATGCTATGACAAAAGCATTTAGTCATCTTGGTATAAGTGCTGATGTGTTTCTTGGTTTATTTGACAACAACAAATATGTTCAAGAAATGAAAGCTAAGTTTGATGCTAAACCAACTAATATAACTGTAATCAATACAAAGGAGTTAAACAATGTTAAACAAAGTAATGTTGATAGGAAGACTGGGAGCAGACCCAGAAATAAAACAAACTAAGAAAGGTGAGTCTTTTGCTAACCTGTCTTTAGCTACTAATAAAAAATACAAAACTAAAGATGGTGAATGGCAAGAAAAAACTACATGGCATAAAATTGTAGTATGGGATCCAAGACTTGCAGACAATATGCAAAAGTATGCAAAGAGTGGAACTCAATTGTTTGTTGAAGGTGAATTAGAAACTAGACAATTTAAAGATTCTAATGATCAAAACAGAATTGTAACTGAGGTTGTAATACCTCGATTTACAGGAAGCATTAAAATGGTTGGCGACAAACCATCTAATACTAAGACAGCAGGGAATATCCCAGCATCTAGTAATGATGATTTTGATGACCAGTTTTAATAGGTTAAGATAATCTACCTATATGGGCAAGTCCCAAGTAAATGTTTATCAACTGTAGTATGTAACTACATCTGTTGTGAACTGTAGGCGTATGAATAAATTTTGGATTGAGTACGCCTACAGATATAAAATTTGTGACGACAAATAGGTAAGCTAGAACCTGTATGTAACTAGATACTAGTCCTCGTTACAGCTAAAGTCCTGCTAAGTAAGCATCTTTTTAGGTGCTTACTTTTTTTTATGTGAGGTGTGAGCTTCCGAATTTCATAATAGTCTTAATGTATGAACACAATAATATGCTTAAGAGATATATTTAAAAAACGTAAAGTATCTAATAAAGAAGTAGTAACTTTATTTGATAACATTGCTGATACTGTAACTATTGATTTACTTAAAGGTAATACTATAGATGCAGCACAAGTTGCTTTGGTATCTAATGTAATGCAGATAGCATCTAACTATAATAACAAGAAATTTGCTATAGATCTATTGCAAGGAGCTTTAGCTGAGCTAGAATCAGATCATTTTATTGAAACAGGCAATAAACTGTCATAGAGCTACGTACAGAGCTTTTATATATATTGTACCCAATGATACCGAATTAGGTCTATTTAGCTATCCTGTGGCTTCTCAGAGCCATTTAAATGGTCTAAATTGCTTACTCCATCAAAATAATCATGTATATATGGTACAGCTCTACAATCATGAGCTTTTCTCATAGATTTCTGTTTATTTTTAAATTCAACAGCTTTTTGTTCTGATTCAAATATTTGATTACTAAAAATTTTATACAAATTATTTTGTTTCCAAATAACACACCACATATTATTCAATAATAAGTTTTTTAATTGATTTACTTCCGTCTATATTTGACTCAAGCTCAGCCATTGATTTTATACATTGGTATTTAATAGAATCTTTTGCATTACGCATTGCAATTCTTTTACCTTTTAAACAATCAGACATTGAGATTTGAATACGTGCTTCTTTAATCTCTCCGTTTATTATCATTAATAATGCTATTACTAACTCTGTCATTAATGACCTCCATTTGCTCTAACTTTATCTTTTAATTCTTCAATATCAGCTAACGCTTGATCTAATTGTTCTCTTAAAAATTCTATATTAACTTTGTTAGTCATGTTCATTTCTTGAGTCTGTTCCATTTTCTCTACAGATTTATAAAGATCCTCAATTAAAAATATTTGCTCTTGGTCTACGGGGACTTGTTCAGATTTTTTAAGTAAATCATTTTGAAATAATTCTCTTGATGTTTCCAGAGATACTAATCTAGAAGTTAGTTCTGTATATGCAAACACTCCTGCTGCAACTAAAATTATTAACGAAGCTACTGTTTTCATAGGCATTTGAACAGCTGCCGAATCTGAAATATTTAGTGGCTTAGACATTATTTTTTTCTCATGATGTCAGCACCCTTGAGTCCATAAATCGCCGATACTACACCGATAAAAATTGCTTGATACCAATAAGGTAAATTTTTGAAATACTCAAAAAATAAATCTAATTTATTACGTATTTCTGGATCGTCAGAAAAAACAGACCAACCCAATAAAAGAATAGGCAAAGATACAAGGATAAGTACAAATTCGTCTTTCCAACCATTATCATTACTTTCAATAACTTTCGCTTTATATTCAAGTTCACCTTTACTCATTTGCTCTGCATGACGCATTTGTGCATCTGCCATAAGCATTTGTGTTTGTTTTTTTTTCTTGTATATATGCGATCCTGCTTGGACTGCAAGTTTTATTCCACTAAGCCACATATTAATATTTCCATACGTTAGGTCTTACTACATACTTTTGATCAACATCTACAGTTAACCAATCAAGATGAGTAAAAGTTTTAGCTATACCAATACCTGTAGGTTTTGGATCCCAGTGCAAAGCAAAGTCTAATAACTGATATTGTTTTTGTGGTGATGTTGCTATGTCAACAGCAAACCCAGTAGTATGAGGGCCACTGTCACCAGTAGAACTTACTTTACTATTGTGTTCTGGACATCTATAAGCTGAAGTAATTGTAACACCTTCTTGAATGTAATCACGCCATGCCTGGCAAAAGTCTAAAACTATTTCGGAAATTTTTAATTCTCCACAACATTTACATTTAAACTCGTTGCTGCTAAAATTATTATATTTAGCAAAATTTGTACCATCAGTTATCATATTGTTTCTCCAGTCTATCCATAGATATAAATTGACTTTCTTGTATATGGTTATCCCAGATACCGAGTTCAACTATACCCCAAGACCATCCAGTTAAATTCATCTTAGCATAGTCTTCTACATGCCCATGTGGCAACGCACATCCAACATTAACTATTCTAACATAATTTTTGTCACCAATTTTAGGAGCTTTCCAATCTCTAAATTTATGAGTATGTCCAAATACAATATCATTAGTAGCATCATTAGCTACTTGGACTTCACAGTTTTTACCACCATACTCTTTGCCCATTATATTTAAAGGACAATGAGTAAATGATACACCACCTATATTTTTAAAAGCTCCATATGGAGATCGTTTCCATTTACGATTATCAAAAGAATCATGCAGTTCTTTTTTCATCATACCTGCTATTTCTGGTATACCTTCTTCAAACTTATAAACTCTTTGTTCATGATTACCAAAAGTAATATGTCGTGGTATTAAATCATTATCAATATGTTTATCTAATATATCTATTGAAGATCTTAAAGAATCTATATCTACCATAAAAGCATCTTTAAGTTTACCAGCTTGTGTATGATTTTTTTGAAAATAACTTAAACTATCAAAAGATGCCCAGTCACCTATTTGAACAATATAATCTGGTTTAACAGATTTAATATATTTACCTATCCATTTAAATCTATCTTGTTTTATATGTGGACAATCATGGGCATCCCCAATAACTATTATTCTATGACCTTTAAACATTTTGTATTTCCTTACACAAAAATTTAGTTGCTAATCTAAATTCATTAACATCTTCATCTTTCTGTTGTGCAAGAAAATTAATACTATAATCAAGTGCTTCAACAACGCACTCATTCCATGAGTTATATATTATATTACTTTGTACTGGTGGACTACATTGATTACTAGTAAAGGTACAAACCCATACTATTAATACAAATTTCATTTAAAATTAAAATAACCAATAATACCTGCAGCAAGACTACCAAGAACAACAAGTACTTTAACTATTCCTTTTCCAGTAGAAACATTATCACTTAATTGTTCTACTTTTTTTTCAAGTCTTTCAATAGATTTTAAAATATTATTCATTCTTTCAGCACAAAGTTTTTCATGTGATGAAAGTCTAACTCCAGTAGTTACTTCGCTATATTCTCTTGGAGTTATTTTTTTTCTAGCCATTATGCTTTAGGTATATCTGATTTAACTTTAGCAATAGCATCTTCCCAGTTAGTAGTACCATTAACCTTATCCCAGTATTGCATATCTAACTGTTCTTGTATTGATGGATAAGCAGTTGCTCTTTCTCTTTGATATTGGTTAGCATCATACTCTGCTTTTTCTTCTAATCCTTGTGCTTCTTCTGATTGTCTTACAGCAATTTCTTCTGCTGTCATATCTACAAGTATTCCATTTTTTAATTTTTTCATAATTATCCTTTTATTCCGTAATGATAGTAAGATGAGTAAGTTATATTACCTGTTCCAAAATAAAATTGAACAGCATCAGCAGTTACATCACTTGAATTATATAAATGTCCAACTCCTAATAATGTTCTATACAATGTGTTATCATCATATCTGTAACCAGATATATGTACTGTATTTCCATGATGACCATTTGAAGTAGATTGTCTTGGATATATTAAAACATTTAGACTAATTCCTTCATTTACAGTTCCACTACCAGCACCACCACCACACTCTATATAAGAAAAATCTCTACTTGCATGACCTGTGTCAATACCAGAAGTACCATCGGTAAAATAATTTCCAACAGCAAAAGAATAATCTCCAGAACCACTTTTAAAACTAGAGCCACCATCTGTGCTTAATCTAACTCTTAAACCTTGTCCATCTGTAGCTGGTGCTATGCTTTCTAAATAAATTTGATGAATTTTATAACTTGTAGATAAATCTAATTCTAAGGTTGCTACATCTGTAGTAGTACTTGCACTATTTAATAAAACTTTACTTTTACCAGAGTTTGCTCCTAATGTAATTAATGCCATATTGTTATACTCCTATTAACGCTTGGATTTCGTCATCATCTAATCCCAAGTCTTTTAGTTTTTGTTTGCCAGATGCTTTCTTAGTTTCTTTGTTTGCTTCAGCGTCTTTTAATTCTTGTTCATAAGCGTTTGCTTCTGCTTCTAAAGCGTCTAGTTGTGCGTCAGTAGGTTTAGAAATATTATCTAAATTCCATTCTTTAATGTATGGATTAGAAATATTACTTATCATGTCATCTCTAATTATAACATCTTTATTAAAATCTACTTCAGCATTTACATATTTTCTAATTTTATTTGCTAAACTTGCCATAATTATACTCCTATTAACCTATAACCACCAAAACTTGTTGCTTTTGTATATGATTCAATACTTACACTTCCACTTCCCACATCCATTGTGATAGCAACTTCAAAATAATCTCCAGCAGAAGAATCTTCAATAATTGAACCAGACATTGTTAATCTAGTTGAATCATTAATATATGGTTTTTCTTGTGCATGAAAAATATTGCTTCCATTTTTTCTTATACGAACATTTAAATCTCTAGCTTGTGATGCTGTTGCACTTGAAACTGTTACATGAAAGAAAAATAAATATTTACCATCTTTTCCAGTTGGAATTGTGTATCTATAATTTGTTGAATTGTCGTAACCACTATCAGTATCTAATACAACATTGTCAAAAGTAATTTTAGTATCAGCACCATCACTTGTACTTTGATTACCACTTTTATTAACAAAAAAAGCTGGAGAGTTAGTTGGTAAAACTCCACTTGCTAATTTTGCAGAAGTTACAGAACCATCATTAATCTTAGCAGTAGTAACAGAACTATCTCCAAGTTTAGCAGTAGTTACAGAACCATCACTAGGTACTGTCATAACTCCTGTTCCATAATGTAAAAAGAAATTACAAGTAGATGTGCTTGGTACTGCAACGCCAAAGTCTATTGTAGAACTTGAAACTGTAAAGTTAGTAGCTTGAACCACACCATCAATACTAATTAAGCATGATTGAGCAGAGTTTGGTGTAAATGCTACTGAACCTTTTGTAATAGAATAAGAACTAGAACCATCAAAGGTAATATTATCTAGTACCTCTATGTTTGATATTTTATCTAATCCTCTGCCAAGATAAGCCATTACTCTGAACCTCCATTATCTATTACTGTTCCACCATCTGCTATCCATTCTTGTATTGCTTGGTAATCTTTGTTTGCTTCGTCTAGTGGTACTGACCAAACTTCACCATTAGTTAAAGTTATTTTGTAACTTGCAAATTCATTATTTGAATATAATTTTTCTACACTATCAATCATAATTATAACTCCGCACTTAATTGAATGTTAGCACCACTAGAAGCATTAGATAATAATAAAACACCATCTCCTGTGCTTCCAACAGATGAACTATTTGTTTGTACTAAACCAGATGAAGTACCGAAATATATAGCACCAATACTACTTATGTTTACATAAGAACCTGCCGCAGATACACCTATACTTCCACTATATGAAATACTTGGAGATGACCTCATTGTTTGAGGAAACGTTAATGAAATATTTTGATTTGTGCTAGAATTATTGGAACCAGAGCCATACGCTTGATAACTAGAAGAACCTTGTGCATCAGCACCTAATTTAGCAAAATATCTTAAACATCTATTTTTATTCACATCATAAGGCAAGAACTCAAAATCAGATGCAGTTGTTCCAGCTTCTAATTGTACGCCTGTGATTTGCCAAGTAGCACCATTAGTTGCTATTAAATTTGTTTGTCCAGTTACACCTTCATAAGTTGCTGTACCCCAACTTCCAGCACTACCAACTTCACCAGAACCAGCACCTAAACTTAAACTTAATCTTATTCCTAAAGTATTATTAGTAACCCAAGTTCCAGAAGTATCTCCATCTATTGTTACCGAAACATCTGTCCAAGTATTTGCTGAACTTATAGTGTAAGAAAAATTATAAAATCTATTATAATCTCCATTTATAATAGCACCACCAAATGTTCCTGTAAGACTTGATTTAACTTTAAATGAAAGAGTAACATCTTGTGCTTGTGCTGTACCCCAGTTTAAATTTCTAATCATATTACCTTCTATATGCTGAACAACTCTATAAGTTGCATTACTTGCTATAGAACTATCTGCTGTTGTTACAGTAGCTTTAAAAGAATTAACAAAATTAGTAGGTGCGTCAGTAGATTGTTCAATAGTAAAAACTCCAGCAGATGACATTCCTCTAGCACCAAATCTATCAATTCCATATTGAACTGTTCCACTATTTATTGTAACTGCTGAGGCAGTTCTTTGTGCTATGCTCATATCACCATTGATGACGATGTTTCTGAACTTAACATTGTCTTGAAATCCAGCACTTGGTATTTTTGTTATTGCCATAATTTATCCTATCAACGCTTTTATTTCAGCGTCAGTTAATCCTAAATCTTTTAATTTTTGTTTTCCATTAGATGCGTCTGTTTCTTTTTGTGTTTCTGCATCTTTTAATTCTTGTTCTATTGTTGGTATCATAGCTTCAATATCTTCTTTAGTAATATTGTTTGGATTTCCATCATGCCAAATTATTTTATTCATATCTTCTGCATCTACAGAAACTTTTGCATTAGCATCAATTTTTAATATTGCATCTATAATCATTATGCTGATACCTCCATAAGTGTTATTATAGAAATTTGTTCAGAATCATTATCGTTTCTATTACCTACAACAAGAGTTCCACCATTACATTTACCTTGAATTTTATAAGTAGTAGCTGATGTGGTACTTGGTGAATCTAAAAGTTGTAAATGTACTGTGTCCATATTTCCACTCTCATAAGTGTATTGTGTTCTTGTTGAAGTATATGTTTGACTACTAGCTGGTTGACCAATAGCTGTAGAACCTCTTAAAAGATTAAACATATTAATTTGTGAATTACTGCCATTTGATGTGCAAAAACTTGCTGTTATAAGAATTTTGTTAGAAGAACTTGACGGTGTAATTGATGCAGATAATCCTGTTACATCTGTAAATGATGTTGATGTTGTTGAAAATTTTGTATCTTTTACAGTTTGAACAACTTGTAAAACTTTTCCAGCACTTAATTTAGCAGAAGTTACAGAACCATCAACTAACTGGCTTGTTCCAACACTAGCGTTTGGTGGATTTACAGTTTGAACAGCTTTACCTAAATATACACAGTACATATCATCAGAAGATGATGTAGCACTTGTTAGTGTTAATGTAGTACCACTTG